GCAGAAGAACTCGTTTTAAAAGAAAGCAACCAAGAGACGATAGATTACGCCGTTTTAAGGTGGGTTGATGATACTATTGGTGTCCACGCTGAAACAAATGGTGGTTTTAAGAAAGTTCCTGTTCTTTGGTTAACCTCAGAGAGAGCTTTTCTTGTAAAAGACAATAGAGAGATTCGACAAGCTGATTCAGATGCTTTGATCTTCCCTCTTATTTCAATTAAAAGAGACAGTATTGAGAAAACTCAAGCTACGGCTAGACCAATTCCCGGCAATTTATTTAAACAAAAAGTAAATGGTGTTGATTATCCCATTAATCAATTTTATATTGGTAAAAAAATTCAACAAGATAAAACAAATAATTTTGCAAAAGCCGCAAGCTTAAGATTACATGGTCCAGATGAGAACTTTCCAACTCCAAAAAACCAAAGAGTGGTTTATAAAAGATATTATGTGCCTCTTCCAGTCTACTACAACATGTCTTATTCAATTAACTTAAGAGCAGACTACCAATCGCAGCTAAACCAAATGATGCAACCTTTTATGGTTTACTCAAACAATATTAATAACTTTATGATTTACTCTAGAAATCATAAGTATGAAGCTTTCTTTGATGGCTACTCAACTGAGAACAACATAGACAATTTAGGCGAAGACGAAAAGAAATACGAAGCTACAATTAAATTAAAGGTTTTAGGTTATATTACAGGTGACGGAGTTAATGCTCAAATTGGTGATTACTCAACTACAGAAAATCCAGTTAAAATTAGGTTTCCAAGAGAACATGTCATCGTAGGCGACCTCAACGAATTCGGTGATGGCTTTTTTAAAGAGTAAGAGTTTTTGCCTCCCAAACAACTATTTACTTTAGCGAAGTCTGAATTAGGAGACCTTACTATATGAGCGCAAAGAAATTTAAATTTGTATCCCCAGGTGTTTTTCTCAACGAGATTGACAACTCTATCCTACCAAGAGAGCCAAGAGATATTGGCCCCATGGTGATTGGTCGCGCCCTTCGTGGTCCAGCAATGCGTCCTGTAACAGTAGATTCATTTGAAGAGTTCGTAAATCTTTACGGAGCACCAGTACCCGGTGGAGATGGTGATGATGTTTGGAGAAATGGCAACAAGCTAACTCCAATGTACGGCACATATGCCGCCCAAGCTTGGTTGAAAAACTCACCTACAATAACTTACTTTAGATTGGCTGGTGTAGAGCACCTTAACAATGACGGCACTGACGACGCTAAAGCTGGTTGGAGAACTACTAAGCTTCTAGCATCGGCTGAAGCTAGTGCTGATTGGGCGGCTGGAGAACTGCAAAATGCTGAGGGCTCATTAACAAATTCTGGTGGTGCCTTTGGTCTTTGGGTGTTTGATTCTAAGATTACCGGTTCAGAAGCTGACGAAAAACAAACTACTGGCTCTTTAGCTGCTGTTTGGTATGTTAATGAGGGCTCTTTGGGTCTTAAAGGCACTTCAACATTTACTAATGGCACAGCTACTAAAAATTTCGCTCAGGCAGAACCAATTGCCTCTGATGGTGCAAACTTCACAGTTGTCATCACAGGCTCAAATACAAAAGAAGAGATTACATTCAACTTTGATAAAAACAATAAAAGATATATTAGAAAGGTATTTAATACTAATCCAACTCTAGTAAATTCAACAATCACAAGCACTAATTCGACAAAAAATTACTGGCTTGGTGAAACATTTGAAAACACTTTTACCAATCATATTAGTAGTAGCTGCACTGCTTCAATACCAGTAACCTCAACAAACTCATACTGGGGTGTTGTTATGTATATCGGTACTCCAATTGAATCTGGCGGTGATGGCAATGCAGACCATGCAGATAGGAAAAGGTCTTTTACCAACCCAGAAACTGGTTGGTATTTCTCACAGGATTTAGGTAACGATCCAACAAACTATGATCCAAGAAATATGGATAAATTGTTCAAATTTGTTTCTTTAGGACATGGTGAATGGGCACAAAAGAACACAAAGATAAGCATTCAGAACATTAAAGCACCTTCAAATAATTTTGTTTCATACCCAACTTTTGATGTTGTAGTGAGAAACATTGCAGATAACGATAAGGCGCAACAGATTATAGAGAAGTTCAGTAATTGTAACTTAAATCCAAAGTCACCAGATTTTATTGGTGCAAAGATTGGTACACAATACTATGAGTTTAATACTGCAAAAAGAAGATTAGAACTTAAGGGAGCTTTCTCTAACAAGTCTAAGTATATTCGTGTCGAATTAGATCCTTCAGTTGAGGCAGGTACATCAAATGAAGAGTATGTTCCATTTGGTGTTTACGGACCAACTAAATATAAGGATTTTCATGTTAGCTCTAGTGCTGGCGCTTCTCCTCAAGACGTAAAGGTTGCAGTCACTTCATCAACTTATAATCCAAGTCTAGAGGTTATTGCTCCAGGATCTGAACAATATGTGTGGGGCGTCGCCGGTCCCGGCGATGCTGGCTTTGATCGTACACTAGAAGAGTTTTCTGGATCTTTTGTAACCTCTTCTCATATTAACCTTGATTACAAGTTTGTTTTCCCAGAGGTTAGATTAAGACAACACACGGGACAAGATGGTCTATCATCACCTTCACAGGCAAACTTTGGTGTTTGGACTGGTGAATCTGATACATCTGTTGTATTCAACAGAGATATTCTTGATTTAACAAGAGATTTATCTTCTGATGTCTCAGAGATTCATGACCCAAGCACAACCGCAGTCATCGACCATCAATACATCTTTACTTTAGATGATATTTGGTATGACTCGTCCAATAAGCGTTATGCTTGGGCAAAGGGCAAGAGAAGAGCGGCAGTAAGTGGATCAGTTACTGCCGTATCTGGCTCTTGGAGAGATCTTATAGACACTGGAATCAACTCATTTACTACCTTAATGTATGGTGGTACTGATGGTTGGAATATTACTGAGAAAAACCCAATCAGAAACACTTTCCACGATGGTGGGACAGAAACTACCAACTACGCTTATAACTCAATTAAGCAAGCTGTAGATTCTGTTAAAGATCCAGAGTTTGCTGAGTACAACCTCGTCTCAATACCTGGTATCACAAACGATGGTCTCACAAGACATCTAATTGATACAGTAGAGGATAGAGGTGATGCTCTAGCAGTCATCGACCTAGAGGGTGATTACGTTCCTCTACACGAGGGTACAGCAGCTTCTTATGGCTCTGTAACCACAACGGTTGACAACCTCAAGCAAAGAGGTATTAACTCAAGCTACGCTTGTGCTTACTACCCCTATGTACAAGTCAGAGATACCCTAACTGGCGATTTAGTTTACATGCCCCCATCTGTCCTAGCTGTAGGCGCAATGTCCTACACAGACAGAGTTAAAGCTCCATGGTTTGCTCCAGCAGGCTTTAACAGAGGCGGTTTGTCAAGTGGTGTTGCTGGTCTACCAGTTGTCGGAGTAACCGACAAATTGAACTCTGAAGATCGTGATGATCTTTATGATGCCAACATCAACCCAATCGCCAGCTTCCCAAGCGAAGGTATTGTAATCTTTGGTCAAAAGACCCTACAAGTTACACAAAGTGCGCTAGATCGCATTAATGTAAGAAGATTACTACTCTTTGTTAAGAAGGGTATCTCAAGAATCTCAAATGAGCTACTATTTGAGCCTAACGTTCAAGAGACATGGGACAGATTCATTTCCAGAGCTAACCCATTCCTAGCTGATGTTAAGGCAAGATTCGGTCTAACTGATTACAAGTTGGTTCTAGATAAGACCACTACAACACCAGACCTAATCGACCAAAACATCATGTACGCAAAGGTATTCTTGAAGCCAGCTAGAGCCATTGAGTTCATCGCAGTTGATTTCATCATTACTAACACCGGAGCTTCCTTTGAAGACTAAACAGGAGAATTTATAAATGGCACAAGCTACTAATTTACCACCATGGCAATCAGCAGGAATCGAGCCTAAAAGAAAATTTAAATTTATTCTTATTCTAGGCGACGTTCCAGCTTGGGTAGTTCGTACTGCTGGTAGACCTAACATTAATGTATCCGAGGGTGGAAAGCATAACTTCTTAGGTCATGAGTTTAAGTTCCCCGGTAGAGTAACATGGGACAATATCGAAGTTAGCTTGGTAGACCCAATTGACTTTGATGCCTCCAGAAGACTTCTCAACATTATTAGAGATGCTGGCTACTACTCACCTTCTTCATGGGCTGGTGATAACGAGAACCACAGAAAGTCAATCTCAAAGAGAAACTTTGTACAAGGCAACTTAGGCACTATTCAGGTTCAAGCTTTAAATGCAGAAGGCGTTGTAGCTGAGACATGGACTCTAAACAATGCTTGGATTAGCAAAGTATCTCACGATGACTTAGATTATGGTTCAGAAGATCTACTCAACATCTCACTAACAATTGTTTATGACTGGGCAGACCTACAGATCAACCAAGATCTAGTAACCATTGGTTAATAAATTTTAATCAAAGCCTATTTATAGTATGGCGAAGAAGTCTCCATTTACTAAATTTGGATCTGGTGTAGTCGGCTCACATGAAAACTCTCTTTTAAAAGATGGTGTTGCTCCAAGAGCCGCAGTACTACAAGAAGGTAACTTACAAAATTCATATCGCTTCTTTTTAGAGTTAAGAGGTGTTAATGTTGCTTATATTATTAATGTAAGTCGCCCTTCATACACCCTACAAACACAAGATGCAAAGCTTTTAAATTGGACTTTTTCATACCCGACTAACATAACTTGGGAGCCAATCTCTTTTACTATTAGAGAATTGTTTGATGGTTATACTTTTACAAGTATATTAGGTCTTTTCTATAAGAAACTAACAGATTACTCTTGGGATACCCCAGATGATTTAAGTAGACAATCTTCAGTAATGGGAGGAACAAACTCTTCATATGCAAAAGATTTGTCAAAATCAGTCTTACAAGAATCACTCGGACCTGTTAAAATAAAGTCACTGGATGATGAAGGCAATATTGTGGAAACATGGACTCTTCACGGAGCTTTTATTACCTCTGTGAAGCCTTCACAGCTTTCATACGAGCAAGATTCTCTAACAAGCATAGATGTATCCCTAAAGTATGATTTCGCCACTCTAGAGGTCACTGACGCGGCTGGTGCATACGCTGCTTCTGTTGCAGCACAAAGTAATTTTTAAATAAATAAGAGGAAAAATGAACAACCCACAAATTGACGAAAGCTTGTTGCGAGCTATGGCTCAAGCGCAAAGCGGAGGTGCCAATGTATATACGCCTCCAACAATGCTAGTAGATCTACCATCAAGAGGTTTACTATATCCAGAACAACACCCCCTCTATAATAAGGATTCAGTTGAAATAAAGTATATGACAACAAAAGAAGAGGATATTCTTCTAAATCAATCTTATATTCAGTCTGGAGAGGTGTTAGATCGAGTTATTGAATCCGTGTTAATTGATAAGAGGATTAAAGTAGATTCATTACTTAACTCAGACAAGAGCGCAATTCAAATTGCTTGTAGATCAAATGCATATGGTGAAATATTTGAGTTCAGTTATGTATGTGAAAAGTGTCAAGCTTCTAATGATGCTTCAGTAAATCTATCTGAAGTAAAACACTACGAAGTTGACTTTGATAAGATAAAGCAAGACGGCGGCATTGTTATTGAATTGCCTATAACTAAGGCTGTTGTTAAAGCAAAAGTCCTTACTGGTGATGATGAGAAAGAGATTCAAAAGCGAGTAAAGCAAAAGAAGAAACACAATCTACCAGAAGAGCTATTAATTGAGAGGTATCGTCAAATATTTGTTTCTATTAATGACAATGAAGATCCATTGTTCTTAGCTAACTTTATTAAGAACATGCCTTTAAGAGACTCAAGGCATTT